TTGTGCCGCTGCTGCTTGTGCTTGTTGAAATCCTTGTGCTAATAATTGTGCTTGTAATCCTGCTCTGCTTTGTGCTGCTCCTCTTGCTGCTTCTGCTCCAAGTACACCTTCTCTACCACCACCAAAAGCTCCAACTCTTATTGCTGCATCACGTCTTGCTGTATCTGCTATGGCTTGTTGTCTATCAAATTCTGATAAAGTTGTATCAATCACCTCTTGTTGATAAGGTGACATAAAAGGTCTAAAAGCTTCTGGTCCTGTAAGTGCTCCTAATCCTGCTGCTGCAGTTCTAGCATCTTGTTGTAGTGCAGATTCTGCTGCAATCTTTGGTGCAAACGCACCTGTCTGTATTTGTTGACCTACTAAAGGATCTATTGATTTTAAAAAATTNGTTAGTGATGCTTCTAGTACCGGTGCCGGTCGTGTTATCGTAGTTGTTTCAGCCATTATGCTCGCGCCTCTAATCTGTTCATTGTTTCATACATTCTTTTTGCACCCTCATTAATATTTCCACCACCCGCTGCTCTTACAGCATCGGCTGTCATTACAAATTCGTTTTTGCTTAATCTTGCAGGGACGTCGTCCGCTCTCTCTTTTTTACCTATTGGCACGAATCCACCACCTCGTAGATCCATTTCTTTGCCACCAAGATCCATTATACCACCATCTTTCATTTTTACAACACCCCCATCTTTTAATCCTAATAATGCTAGTGTTTCACTAATAACATCCTCAGAGTGTTGTCCTGCCGTCATAGCAGCTCTAATTGCTGTTCTTCTAGCTTCATCAGAAGCAAACTGTGCCTCTCCTGTTTCAGCTTCATAAGCTGCTAATTCATCTTCATAATCTTTTAAAGCTTTTCTAGCTGTAGCCATAGCTAAATCAGTTGTTCCTTGCGTAAATGGAACAGAAAGTGCTTTTGCCGTTGGCATATTAAAACCAACTTTTGTTCCACCTGGTCTCAAGATATCTCCTATGCCTCCGCTTCCTGGTTTCACACTTAAAAAATCAGCACTTCCAGCTAATGCCTCTCTACCAATATTTTCTGCACCTTGTAAAAACCCTTCACCTATTCCACCTGCTGGTGTAACTCCTGATTGAGCCATTATACCTGCTTCTCTTCCGGTAGTTTTTGCTATTCCACCTCTTAACGTATCTCCTGCACCTGGTGCAGATAGTGCACCAATACCAGAAGCAAGTGCTAATGATGTTGCACTAAAATCTCCTTCACTACCTTCTTGTGCTAACTGTGATCCTAAATTAGCTGCACCTGCTGCTAGAGCTCTACTTACCATTGGACTTAAACTACCAATACCAAAACTCGCAGGCAACATAAATGGAGTAAACGCAGCCGCATAAGGTAAGAAAGGTTTAATTTCGTTAGGTATTATTTTATCTAATACCTTTGCTATTGGTTTAGTTACCTTCTTAACTGCTCGTTTTATTTTCCTTAATGGCATAATTTACTAATTTACTTGCTTTTTTACTAATAATCAATCGCTGATATTAAAGCCAGCGCCTATTTTTATCTCTTCTACAGTCACATTTACGTCTCTTCTAATGTGTTCAGACTTGGTATCTGTGCTTGGATTCTGCACATCAGCCATGGCTTCTGCATCAGACATGTATTCTTGGCCTGTTACTGTATTAGTTAATGTAACCTCTGTTTTCGGTGTAATTACTGGCACTCTTTTACCATTAATTGTTTCATACCTAACTGAGGCCTCTGTTTCTACAAACGGCATTATCTATCCTCCCTGTTAATTTCTAGTATAGATGCAATAACATCTACATTACCACTAGTTGCTTGTACCTTCAATATCTCACTTTCTAACATAATTAAAGGCTCACTTAATACTTGTTCTTTTTGACCCGATGTTAAAGTGACATCATTATCAACTACAAAAGCTGTGCCTGCCGCGCTAGTTAATGTTACTTTAACTACTGCCGATCCAGCTGCATCTTCTACAACTAAAAGCGATTTAACAATTGCACGTGAATTAGATGGCACTGTATATAGAGTTGTAACATCTGTGTTTGTTAAACTTACTTTATCGTTTTTGTATATATTTGCCATTACCCTAATCCTAGCCAAGTAAATCGTTCTTGGTCTTCTTTTTGTTGTGTTAAGTATGTGGAGTTTAACTGTTCTATAATTGTAGTTAAAGCTCTATTAATTTGTCTTTGGTTGTCTTCACTATATTCTTTTTTAGGTTCTGGTAATCTTACTACTACTTTTGTCATTATCCTCTCCTTCCATCAGGTTGTAGATCCACTTGAAATGTACCAAATCGCCACGATTCACCTACACCAGTATTTTCTATTTTTATATTTGCATATCGCCCTCTTGCACGTGTATCCACTTTGGTTGTAGTAGATGTAATTGTAAAAGGACTTAATGAAGTTTGTGTATCACTATCAGCAGGAAAATCTTTTATTGCTAATGTAATCTGATTATTACCAGTTAATACTTTAAAGTTAGGTAAAAATCTTCTCATAGCTAAAAATATTTCGCTTTGATCTTTTTGCAAAGAAAAACTAAATGATTTTATAAAAGATGTTAAAGCGGTAACACTACCATCCGGATTAACTTGGTCTGTTCCTATTTCATGTTCAAAAAATACAGTTTGACCTAAACCTGTTTCACCAATAACTGATGGAAATGTTCCTGTGTTAGAACTATTGTAAGCTGTAGCATATGGTTTAGGATATACTAATGAATCAATCCAAGTGGTTCTAATAGAATTTGTGTTTGTGCCTGTATACCAATTACCCATAGGTAATTTTGCATTGTCTTGGCCATAATTATAAACAACGTATCTGTCATTAAAATCTGAATTTTGAGTTGGATACCACCATATTACCTCTGTAAACAAATTATTAATACCTGCATTTATTTGTTGACCTTTTGTAGTATTACAATCGTCATAGACATAATCTTCAACAGAGCAAGGTAATGTATTAACCGTACCATCAAAAGAAAAGAATCCATTATTTCCCATCCAGTATGCAACACCATCAATTTCAATTGCTGCATTTTTACCAATCAATCCACAGTTTGTACCAACCTGTTCAAAACCAAATGTAAAAGGAGCTCCAACAAATTTCATTGTGTACAATGCATTGTCCGTCCAAATCAAAATATTTTCTTTTGCAACTAAACCACCTACAATTTTTGTACCGTCTTGTAGTCTTTGTGTGCCTGCAGTGTTGGTGGCTTGTGGTGTATATTTATTTATATTTTCGTCTTCAGAAAATCTTATAAACATATCATCTTGTGTATCCGGACTTCCTATAGTTACTTCTGTTCCAAGATGAATTAAGTGTCTTGTTGTTGGTGATATAAGTGTAACTCTAGTAGCTGTAGGATTACCACTATCTGTAGCTGCATCTATTCGCGTTTCAAAACCAGATGTTAACATGGAGGCTCTTGTCGTAAGTCTTGCTGTAATACCAGCGTTCCAGGTAAATGTTTTACCGTTTGCAATTGTTGCAACTAATACTTCACCAAAATTACTTAATGACCAAAGTCCTGGTTCCAGTGTTACTGATGACGCTTCAACTGCACTACCAAATCCAGAAAAATTTGTAGCGTTTGTAACTGTTGCTCCACCACTGTGAGCTTGTCCATTTGATGTACCAAATGTTGCTGTGCCTAATGCTCCTCTAGTAATACCTGTTATGTCAGATCCAGCTATACCTGTGTATGTAATTAATTCATCACCAACAGCTATTGTGCCTGTTGTTGGAAAACCAGTTGTTGATGTTAAAGTGATTGCTGTCCCTGATCCACCTGTACCCGCTGTATCCGCGAGCAACGCTCCGTTAAGAGTTGTTGTTAAAGCACCGGTAATTGTACCACCATAGTTTCCAATACCAAAACCATAACCATAAGTTTGTGCTGCAGGACCAATAGGTTGGTAGACTTTAACAGTCATACTACCACCTGTTGATATAACTGCAGATGCTTGATTTAAAGAGTTAATTGTAAATGTTGTAGGAGTAGGTACAGTTAATACTTGAAATAATTTATCTTCAAAATCACTTGCGTTTAACCCTGTGCCGCTTGGTAAAGTAACTGATGATAGTTCTATAATATCTCCCACAGATAAATCATGATCTGTGCTTGTTGTAATTGTACAAGTTTTGACTGATGTACTATTTGTTGCTAATGTTGAACTAGTAAAACTATCTACAACTCCTGCGTTATTACATCTAAAAGGTGTTATATCAAAAAGCTGACCTTCAAAATACAATAATAAAAATTTATCTGTGCCAAGTGCAACATA